GAGAGAAAGAGAAGAGGAGCGCGTTTTTTTTATTCTTAACCCTTTTTTCAATACTGTAACCAATACTGTAACCATTTTTTTTATATTTGTGGTTACAGTTAGTAAATACAATACGTTACACCAGGTTACACCAGGCCCTTTTTATGAGTAAATTAAGTACTAAAGAATTTTCAGCAGCCGTAGGCGTTAAGTTAGGCACAGTAAAGGCCCATATTTCACGCGGAAAATTAGAACGTGATGCAGAAGGTTACATAGATACAGATACGGCAAAAAACCGCAGATACATAAAAGAAAAAACAAAAGGCCAGGGTTTATATAATTCTACACCATCACCTGCACCTGAATCTTCACCAGGATCTGCTAAAGATCCTGCGCAAAAGGTTATAAAGTTCACAGATAAAAGATCTAAAGCAGAACGTGAACGCGATAAAGTATATGAAGATATAGATTTACGTAAAAAAAAGGCAGAACTAAATAAAGCAGAACGTGATGCTGAACTAAAGCGCATAGAAATAGAAAAAAAAGCAGGTAAATTACTGCCAATAGAATTAGTGCAGAAGATCCTGATGATTAATATTCAAAGTATTTTTAGAACATTTGAAGGTGAATCAGAAAATATAGCAGGTATTTTTTCAGAAGTATTAGGTGGATCACGTAAAGAATTAGCTGAAATAGTAAAAAGACAAAAAATATCATTAGGCAAAGCTATAGATAAAGCTAAAGAAGATTCATTATTAGAAATAGAATCTGCCATTTCAGAATATACAGAAACACGTTCACGCGGTGAACGCAAAATATAAACAAATGTTAGGCGAGTATTTTAAACAGGCATATTTATCAATACATGAAAAACTATATAAATATAAAACTGTTAGGCTGCGGCCTTCTGATTGGACTGAAAAAAATATATACTTAACATCAGATATTTCTAAATTTACAGGCTATTTTAAATATGATGTTTCACCATATACACGCGAGGTTATAGATTGTTTAGATCCATCATCACCTGTAGAAATGGTGGCTGTTATGAAATGCGCACAAAGCGGTTTTACACAGGGCGTTATAATTCCTGGCATGTGTTACATAATTTCAGAAACACCATCTAATATGCTTTTTATGGCCGCTGATAAAGAATTAGTACGTAATTCAATTAGAACGCGTTTAGATCCAATACTTCAAAATTCAGGCCTATCAGATTTAATACGGCCAAACGTTGTAAAGAAAAAAAATCAGCGTACAGGTGATACAGATTTTAGTAAAGAATTTGCAGGTGGTTCACTAACAGCAGAAGGTACTAAAAATGCAGATAAGCTGCGGCAAATTTCTGTAAAATATATTTTTGCTGATGATTGGGATGCTGCACCGCGTGATGATAAAAAAGAAGGTTCTATACGTTCATTATTAGAAAAACGTGCGCGTTCATTTGGATCTACAAAAAAGATATTTTATATCAGTACACCTACAGTAGAACAAACTTCAAACATTTTAGAAGTTTATGATTTAGGCGATCAGCGCAAATGGCATTGGTGCTGCCCAAATTGCAAAGAATATATACCTATAGAATGGCGTATAAAATTAGAAGATGGTACTGTAGCAGGTATTACTTATGAATTAACTAAAGAAGGTGAATTAATACCTGAATCTGTACACTATAAATGCCAAAACTGCGGCGGTAAAATATTATATTCACAGAAATTTGATCTTAATTTAACAGGTAAATGGATTCCTACGGCCACACCAAAGCGGCCACAGTATAGAAGCTATCAATTAAATGCATTAGTTATACCGCCTGCATTTGATTCCTGGGTAGATTTAGTTTATCAATGGTTAGAAGCTGTGCCGCCTAATTCAGGTGTAGTAGATGAAGGTAAATTAAAAACCTTTTTAAATACTTCTTTGGGCCAAACCTGGGAAGAAAAAGGTAAAACACCAAAGGTTACAGATCTAATGAATAACACGCGCGGATATAAACCAGGTTTAGTGCCTGATGAAACCGCAGAATTAGATGGTAATAAAAAAATAGTTCTATTAACTTTAGCATGTGATTTAGGTGGTATAATGAATGAAAACACAGAAGATGCGCGTTTAGATTGGGAACTAATAGCGCACACTTCTACAGGCGTTACATATTCTGTAGATCATGGCACTATAGGTACATTTAAAAGAAAACGCCGCCGAACAAAAAAAGAAGATGAAAATTATTTAGACACTATAAAATATACTTTTAACCATGGGCAGCAGTACAGCGTATGGCCTGAACTTTATACATTAATGAAAACTACGTATTTAGGTGAATCAGGTAATGGTTATGATGTAGATATAACTGTAATAGATACAGGCCATTTTACACGCCTGGCATATAATTTTATAAATAAAATAGATGATGCTATAGTAGTAGGTGTAAAAGGTGCAGCAGAAGCTGATTTTCGTAAAATTCAAAAAGATACACCAATAATTAAGCGCAGCCGTGAAATGGTAGGTAAATTATATTTGTTAGAAGTAAATCAAATAAAAGATATTTTAGCTGCAAACATGAAAATAAAACAGGGTTTAGATGGCTATCAGCCATCAGGATTTATGAATTTTCCACAGCCTGAACGTGGAAAATATACATTAAGATCTTACTTTAAACATTTTGAAGGCGAACACCGTGTAGAACAAAAAAAAGGCGATCAGGTAACAGGTTTTACCTGGAAAAAGAAAAACAGCGATAGTATTAATGAATATTGGGATATTTACGTATATCATTTAGCTGCACGTGAAATTTATATAGATATTATGCGCAGATCTTCACCTGAATTTAAAAATTTAGATTGGGAAGCATTTGTATCTTATTTTGAAGATAATTAAATTAAAAACCTATATTTGTTTAGTTCATAATTTCATTTTATGATAGTTGGGTTTAATTAAAGGCAGCAGATCTATTTTCTGCTGTCTTTTTTTATAATTATTTTTTGCTACATTTGTTACTATGAATGATGATTTTTATACTATTAGCCAATACATAGACTGCAAAACTAATTTATTAGAAAAAATAGGTGCTATTGATAGCATGATAGCAGCCATGGAATTAAAAATATTAGATGCTACAGGTTCAGCAGAATATGATGAATATTCTATGGATGATGGGCAAATGAAAGTTAGAACTAAATATAGATCTGTAGAAGATGTTTTAGCAGGTATAAAGGCATTAGAGCAGCTAAAACAGCGTTATGTTAATAGGCATAATGGGCATACGCAGGTTTTTAGAGGTGGTAACATTATCTGTTAAACTATGGCAAACAAAAATATATTTACGCGGCTTTTTGGATCTACTAAAACTGAATCAAAACAGTTAGGCCCACAGCAAACAGAAGTAATTTCTGCACCTGAATCTAAATCTTTATACGGTGCATGGCATCCAATAATTAACCGCCGTTGGGATGGTGAAAAAACACCAGGCGAATTAGGCGCGGTTAGTAGAAATTTAGCAGACCATGTGCGCCTGCGTTATCGTAGTTATGATGCAGCTGATAAAATAGATACTGTAAAAACTATTACAGGTAAATATTTTAAATATATTGTAGGATCAGGTTTAAAATTAAATGCACAGCCTAATAAAGTAGTATTAGGTTTAGAAGGTATTAATGAAAATTATGATGATTTTATAAAACATGTAGAAGCGCGTTTTAATGTATGGGCCAATAGTAAATTTTGTTCACAGGATAAACAAAAAGATCTACATGATTTAGCATCTAATGGTTTTTCTACAGCGTTTTTAGGCGGTGATGTTTTGGTAATTTGTCGTTTAACAAAACACGGCCTAACAGTTCAGGTAGTAGATGGTGAACATGTGCAAACACCGTATTTTGAAAACGATTATTTAAACCAGGTTAAAGAACGCGGTAATTTTTGTACACACGGTATAGAACATGATGTAAATGGTGAACATGTAGGTTATTTTGTAAAATCTAAATCTAATACAGATCAGTTTGCGAAGTTTGAATATATAAAAGCTAAAGGTGAAAAAACAGGCCGTGTTTTTGCATGGATGGTTTACGGATCTAAACAGCGTGCAGATCATCACCGCGGCATACCTGCAATTAGTTCAATTTTAGAAAAAGTAAACAAATTAGATCGTTATACAGAAGCAGCTGTAGGCAAAGCAGAAGAAGCAGCTAATGTAATTATGGCTATAAAACACAGCGCAGACTCTACAGGCGAAAACCCATTTCAAAAGGTGATGCAGAAAAAACTAAACGCAGGTGATGGCGAACCTGCTAAATCTTCTTATGATTTAGCTGATGGCCTTGCTAATAGAATAACACAAACAACATCAAAAACCGCAGTTAATTTACCTATAGGATCTGAATTATCTTCTTATGATACAGATATAGAATCTTCTTTTGGTGATTTTCACGGTGCTATTTTTGATGGTATTTGTGCATCTATGGATATGCCGCCTGAAGTTGCTTTAATGAAATATAATAGTAATTATTCTGCATCACGTGCAGCTATTGGCGCATGGCAATATGTAACAGATATTACACGTGATAACTATTCTAAAAACTTTTATAAGCGCATTTATTCATTATGGTTAGAAATTGAAATACTGAATAACAGAATTAATGCGCCTGGCTTTATTGCTGCCTTAAATAAAAACGATATAATGACTATAGAAGCATACAGCACCTGTAGATTCATAGGTAAAAAAATGCCGCATATAGATCCTTTAAAAGAAGTTAAAGCAGCACGCGCTATTTTAGGTGATGAAAAAACACCTTTAGCAAGTTATGAACGCGTAACAGAAGATTTAAATTTAGGTGAATTTGATGAAAACTATGCCAAAAATTTAGAAGAACGTAAAACGTTTGAACATGATATAGAAGAAAAAACAGAACCGCCTTCTGAACCTTCACCAGGATCTGAAACTACAAAAGAATAAAATTATGAGTTTAACAGCTGTAAAAATTAAAAATGATGGTGATGTATATTCACCTTTTAAACGCTATAGGGTTAATGCTGTAGTAGAATACCAGGGTGCAACATATCAAAATGTAACAGGTATTAATTCATTACCATCACCTACTTCTGCTAATTGGTTATTAGTAAAAGAAGCACCATCAGGCCTAACTACACTTTTAGTTAATGGAAACCCTTTTACATTAGTAAAAAACCCTGCAAATTTAGCCGCAGGTTTAGAAGTTAATGATATGGTTACTAATGGTTTTTGGGATTCTGCTACGTTTTGGCTTGCCGCCTATTATTTAGGCCCTGATAAAGATTTAATAACATCATGGGCCGTTATATCAGCAGGTGAAGAACTGCCACAAAATTAAACACTAAATATAAATAAATGGATCAACTTACATTAGAACAGCGTGTAGAGTTATTAGAATCAATAGTAAAAAAAGATTCTATAACTTTAACGGATCAAACAAACCCAGGCCATCAGATAATTTTAAATTTTTCAGATGGTAGTTTTAAAATGACTAAACGAACTACTACAGTAGTAGAAACTAATTTTAATTTATCAGAAATAGAAACAAATGAATAACACTATGAAAAAATCAATTTTATTATTTATGATGATGCTTTTTAGCATCACATCATTTAGCCAGGTTTACAAGCATAACACGCGTGTAAAAATTAGCACAGTTAATGAACTATTAGCATTAGATTCTAATTCTAAATTAATGGTATTAGATCCATCTACAAATGAATTAAAATATATTACCGCAGGTGATCTATCAGCAGCCGTAGTATCTAATATTTATAATTCAGATGGTACTATACCTTCATCTACAGAACGAACTATAACAATAGCCGCAGATGGATCTTTAGAAATATCAGCACCTGATGGCAGTTCTTTTTTTATTGGCGGCGGCATTGGCGGCTATTCATTAAACGCAGATTTCAATGATGGTTTTGCAATTACATCAGGCAGCAACGGAATAAACACAGGTAATGCATCATCTTTAGAAATTATAGGCTCTAATGGCCTACAAATTAGGCCAGGCGTAGGCGGTTTAGTTACCACACCTACACCTGGCCAATTTTTAAGGGTAAACGATATTAACGGTTTTGTTTCATGGGAAAACGCACCTGTTTCATCAGCATCAAATGGTTTAAATTTGGCAGGATCTGATATAAAATTAGGCGGTTCACTAACAGAAAACACAGCTATAGATTCAGGTTTTTTTGATTTTGAATTAGGTTCATATATTGCAGGTGAAGAAGGCCCTGAATTTGCAAATGGTTTACAGGTTAATAACACAGGTAATTATGTATCAGTTACTAAAAACGGTTTTCAATCAGGTTTAAGGCTAGAAGATAATTTAATAAAGCTATCATATCAAAACAATGATAAGATAGAAATAACACCTAATAACGTTTTAATAAGCCCAGGAATTACAAACGTAGGCGGCCCTAATAATGTAGATTTTGTTACGGATCAAATCAGGTTCAGAAAATCAAACGGTGCTATAACATGGGCTGTATTAGATGTTCAGGGTTCAGGTATTACACCTACAGGATCTGATGCTACATATTTTTTACCACAAACCGAAGGCCGTTTAGCATTAGATAATGATATAACCGTAAGAACCGCCTTAAATGGCCTTAATTTGAACGGCACACAGGTTAGATTAGGTTTGAATGATCTTATAGAAAACACGTATTTCAGGCATGCAGGCTTTGATTATCACATAGGCGCATGGTTTGACGAAGAAGGATCTGTACAGTACGGTAACGGCTTTACTATGTTGGCAGATCAGATTAGTTACGAATGGAAAAATAACGATGATTCATTTTTGAAAATGGTTAACGGCGGCTTAACCATGGGCCGACACATTAACGGCGGCGGTGCTACAGCAGCTTTTACAGGCGCGCAAAATGACACAGATTTAACTTTTAGTGTAAGTGGTAAAACGCTTTTTAGCACTAACTATCAGCAATCAGATTCAGGTTATCGTTTTAAAAGTAACGTAAATGCAGCTGAAATTGAATTAGATTTTCGCGGCATAAATGCTGATAGAAATGTACAGTTTCCAAACAAAGATATAACTGTAGCTGATGATGCAGATTTAAAAAATGCCACAGGATGGGCAGATTATGTAGATACTACATATACAGATATATCACCATTTTCTGTAGTAGCTAATACAGATACTAAATTACCAAATAATGCAGGTACAGTAGTAGATTCACAAAAACCTACAGATGTAACTACTTTTTATGATTCAGTATCAGAAACTATTACAGGCCGTAATGGTGATGGCGTTACCATAACCATAGATTTTAAAGCTGAACCTACAGCACCAGGCACAGAATATTTAGAAATTTGGTTTGATATTACAGGCGGCACAGGCACACCTTCTAATTTAGCTAATTTATACCGTAGAATAGTTACGTTTCCAAAAGGTAACGGTGTAGAAAGAAATATAAATTTCACGGTTACAGGCTATACTTTAGCTACATGGGAAGCAAACGGTGCAGAAGTTTATGTACGCGCAAATGGTACAGTAGATTTATATGATATTAGATATGTAATTACCAGGACACACAAAGCCAGGTAAATAGACTTTATAAAAAAAAGGGCCGTTAATTAGTTTTAATGGCCTTTTTTTTGTTTATTTTTTTACTACATTTGTTATTATTGATTATTAAAAATAAAATACTCTAATGAGCAGCACATCTAATAAATTTTGGCGTAATTTTTTACGAGTTTTAGCGGCCCTGGCTTTATTGTTTCAATTGGTTTTTAGTATCATTATACCTAAAGTGCAGGCTAAACCTGTTTATTTAGATACTAATGATGGCTATATAATCATAGGCGCAATAGCATTATTAATTTCTATAGAAGCTGTTAAAGCTGCTGTAGATAAATGGGTAAACTCAAAATCAAAATAAATGCCTATATCATCATATTTTAGTAAACTATCTAAAGGTGTACAAAATAGAATCTTTGCGGCATTAATTGCCGTTATATTTACAGCAGGTTATAATACGTTTGATAAATATTTGTTAAGATCTGAAAACGCACGCATACAGTTAGCATTAGCAGATAAATCAATAGAATTAGAGCAGATTAAAGCGGCTAATACTGAACTGCAAATAGAATTAGTTAAATGTCAGGCAGAATATAATAATACACAATCATCTTTAGATGATATGCCTTTAGTTTGTTGGAAGCGTAACGTGCGCACAGGCTTAATTAGCTATCTTAATGATGCATTTGAAAAAGAAGTTTTACAGCCATTAGGTAAAGATCGTTTTGATCTTCTTTATAAAGCAGATTCTTTAGTATTTGGATCTACATACAGTAAAACATATTTAGAATCATTTAATTATGTAGTATCTACAGGTAAAAGCATTACACGTGTAGAACAGTCTATACAAAATGGCAAAGTTATACAATGGAAAACCACAAAATACCCAATTTACAGAAACGGTGAACTACAATCTGTAGGCGGTATATCTTCTAAATTAGAATAAAATGAAAATAGCAGTAATAGTAGGCCATACTTCAAAATCTAAAGGCGCATATTCAAAGTATTTTAAAATGCGTGAATTTGATTTTTATTCTAAAGTAGCTGAACTGCTAAATGATGTAGATGTATATTTTTATGATGAAAAAATATCAGGATATGTTACCAGGGTAAAGGCATTAGCCGCAGAACTCAATAAAAAAGATTATGATTTAGTTATAGAACTACATTTTAATCATTTTCGTAAAGCATCTGCAAACGGCTGTGAAACACTATATTTTTACGCATCAAAAAATGGTAAATATTACGCATCACTTTTTTCAGAAACTTTAAATGATTATACAGGAATTAAATTAAGAAATGGCGGCCTAAAAGCATTAGCAAACACTAATGATCGTGGTTTTCACGCGGTATATCAGCCTAAAGCACCTGCTATTTTAATAGAACCGTTTTTTGGATCTAATAAATCAGACTGTGAAAAAATAGAATCTATTGAAAACCTGGCCTGTATTATTAATGAATATACTTTACAGATCCAATGAAAAAAATACTTATTATAATAGCGTGCGTTTCTTTTTTTACATCATGTAGATCAGTTAAAACTTCTACAGAAAAATCTAAAGAAACTACAGCTGTAGAAAAAACAGATAAAGCATCAGATTCTACTAACATTACAAAAATTTCAGAAAAAATAGATGAAACAGTATCTGTTTCACTACGCACAAATAATAAAGTAGTAGATTCTATTTTACGTAACCGTTTAAAAGGTTTTCAAACATCTAAACGCAGCGGCGGTAATTCTTATGCGGCTAAATTTAACTATGATGAATTAAGTTTAGAAATTGATGCTATAGTAGCTGAATCTATGAAAGAATTAATAGCATCTAATACATCTACTGAATCAGAAAAATCATTTTCTGAAAAAACAGATGAATATTTTAGTAAAAAAATACGATCTATACCTATATGGGTTTATATATTATTGGGCCTTTATTTTCTACCTAAAATTTTAGCAGGCGTTCACGCAATACTGAACCCTGTTCAAACTTTAATTAAGAAATGGCCGCGGCCTGGATCAGGCAAAGATGGCCCTGTATAGTGATATAGTTGTATATTAACTAAATATGTATATATTTGTATAAACACAGTAACATGAATTACGCACTTGCTAAAGAAATTTATGGTTTAACACCCTGGTTTGTGGATGCCCACAGTTTACCAGGCTTGTTAGGTATTTTAGAGCATACAGAAGCATTC